GTTCCCTGACTACCGGTATCACCAATTATACCTTGAGTTCCTTGAACGCCCTGTGCACCGACACTACCCTGAATGCCGGTTTCGCCTTGGATGCCCTGTGTTCCCTGAGCACCGGTAGTGCCTTGGCTACCCGTTGTTCCCTGAACGCCCTGTGTTCCTTGCGTTCCTTGAGCACCGGTAGTGCCTTGTAGTCCGGTCTCACCTTGAATACCTGTTGTTCCTTGAACGCCCTGTGCACCAACACTACCCTGAATGCCGGTTTCGCCTTGGATGCCTTGTGTTCCTTGTGCACCAGTATCCCCAACTAGTCCTTGTATGCCTTGTGCACCAACACTACCTTGTATGCCTTGTGTTCCCTGAACACCTTGAGTACCTTGTGAACCTGTAGTGCCTTGTGAACCTGTATCACCAATCAGGCCCTGTATTCCCTGCGTTCCCTGTGTTCCTTGAGCACCTGTCTCACCTTGTATACCTGTCTCGCCTTGAATTCCCTGAGCGCCAGTAACGCCTTGGCTACCCGTTGCTCCTTGTGCACCGGTATCACCAACCAGGCCCTGGATGCCTTGCGTTCCCTGAATGCCTTGAATTCCTTGTGCACCTGTGGTGCCTTGTGAACCAGTATCACCAATCAGGCCCTGTATACCCTGTGTTCCCTGAGCGCCGGTGGTGCCTTGTATACCAGTCTCACCTTGGATGCCTTGTGCACCAACACTACCTTGTATACCAGTCTCACCTTGGATGCCTTGAACGCCTTGTGCGCCGGTTGTTCCCTGTGCACCGGTATCACCAACTAGTCCCTGAACGCCCTGTGTTCCTTGAACGCCTTGAGCGCCGGTAGTGCCTTGTGAGCCAACATCGCCTTGAACGCCCTGCGTTCCTTGTGCGCCGGTAGTGCCTTGTGGTCCCTGAATGCCTTGAATACCTTGAATACCTTGCTCACCCACAGCGCCAGCTAGGTTAACATCCCAAGAAGTAAATGTCCCCGAACCCGTAATGGATACGACATCTACTATTAATTCACCCGTAGCTGGGTTGTATGAAGTTACAGTACCTTCCATTGTGTTGGTTTCGCTATTTGCAATAACAACACTCTGCGCTACGGTATATGCAAGATCCGTTTCGACGGTTAATGTTTGTTCACCGGTGGCAATCGTGAGCGATGTAGTACTGGATGTTGCATATCGATCTCCATCTAATCCGGTAACGCCCTGAATACCTTGTGCACCGGTCGTTCCTTGAGAACCAGTAGTTCCTTGTATACCAGTGGTGCCTTGTGTTCCTTGAGCACCGGTATCACCAATCAGACCCTGGATACCTTGCGTTCCCTGAGCACCAATCTCGCCTTGGATACCGATGGTGCCTTGCGTTCCTTGCGTTCCTTGTGAACCATCTGTTCCCTGTGAGCCAACACTACCTTGAGTACCTGTGGTGCCCTGCGCACCGGTGTCGCCAACCAATCCTTGGATGCCTTGTATGCCTTGAGCGCCAGTCGTTCCTTGGGTTCCAACACTACCCTGAATGCCGGTTTCGCCTTGGATGCCCTGAGCACCGGTGGTTCCTTGAGAACCAGTAGTTCCTTGTGCACCGGTGTCGCCGACAGCCCCTTGAGCGCCGGTGGTTCCTTGTATACCAGTCTCACCTTGAATCCCCTGGGTGCCTTGTATACCTTGCGCACCAGTAGTTCCTTGTGCACCGGTGTCGCCGACAGCCCCTTGTGCGCCTTGTACTCCTTGTGCACCGGTGGCTCCTTGAGCACCAGTATCCCCAACTAGTCCTTGTATGCCCTGTGTTCCTTGAACGCCCTGTGTACCAACACTACCTTGAATGCCGGTCTCACCTTGAATGCCCTGTGTGCCTTGTGTTCCCTGTGTGCCTTGTGTGCCAGTATTACCTTGTGTGCCTTGCAACCCCTGAGTGCCTTGAGCGCCAGTCGTTCCTTGTAATCCAGTCTCCCCTTGTATGCCTTGAGCGCCAGTCGTTCCTTGTAATCCAATCTCCCCTTGTATGCCTTGAGCGCCAGTCGTTCCTTGGGTTCCTTGTGAACCGGTGGTGCCTTGTACGCCTTGAGCACCGACGGTGCCCTGTATGCCGGTGGTGCCTTGAGCACCTGTCTCGCCCTGAGTTCCATCCGTTCCTTGTGAACCGGTGGTGCCTTGAGTACCCGTAGTACCTTGACTACCAGTTGTGCCCTGAGATCCGGTAGTACCTTGACTACCAGTTGTGCCCTGAGCACCATCCGTTCCTTGAGCACCAGTAGTACCCTGCAAACCGGTATCGCCAGTTATACCTTGGGTACCTTGTATGCCTTGGCTACCTGTTGTTCCTTGTGCACCGGTGGTGCCTTGAGCACCAATAGTACCTTGCAAACCGGTATCGCCAATTGTGCCTTGAACTCCCTGAGCACCATCTGTTCCCTGGATGCCAGTAGTACCTTGTGCGCCATCTGTTCCCTGGATGCCAGTAGTACCTTGTGCGCCATCTGTTCCCTGTGCACCAGTATCACCAATTATACCTTGTACGCCTTGGCTACCTGTTGTTCCTTGGGTTCCTGTTTCGCCTTGAATACCTTGTATTCCCTGCACACCAACGGAGTTGATTGTGATCGTCTCAGCATCTGCGTCCAGGGTAACATTATCACCGGCGACGAGTGACTTGAACTGTAAATCATCGGCGACAACCTGAGCAAATATTCCTTCACCAAATTGAGGTGATCCTGTGCCAAGGTTTGATGCTGAGTTTATGTCACCACTACCGCCACCGCCAGATGGTAAGTTATCCAGTAAAACTTTTTTGGCCGTACCGTCGATTGCGTCTCGTACAATAACATAATCAGTAGCGGTGTTTGGTGCCGCCAGCGTGGATAGGGCATTTATCCTATCTCCAATATTCGCTTGATGCCAAACTAAGTTTCCGTCTACTGTTACTGAAGTTGCAGATAGATCAATAGATGTGATCGTCGTTCCATCACGAGTCGCAATTATTCCTGCTTCGCCAGCACCAAACGCATCTGTTATTGTTTGTAACTGTAATGTATCACCAACAACTGCCCACTGCCAAAACTGCTCGTTTGTGGTTTGTCCAGTATCTCCAATTCTAACAAAGCTTGTACCAACACCAGATACCGTTAGTCCAATGCTCGATGCACCCAATATAGTTTGGGATGTTGTGAATGAGTTATCAACATTAGTATAAGCAAGGAACGCAGGAAGATATGCAGCATCAATCGTTCCAGCATTAATATTTGACGCATCGAGATAATAACTACCGTGTTGTCCATCTAGCAGATCAGCATTAAGGTTGGTAACAACAAATGTTGAATCGACAGCAAATGGAGCTGATACTCCGTCAGTACCACCATTGAATGCTGGGATGTTTGTGAATGTCCATACACCGGATACTGTTTCATTACTAGTAAGACCAGCAAATCCTGTGATTTCGTGGGTGTGGGAGTTGGCTGTTACGGCGTTCGTTGTAGATGGTGTGAGTGTTGAAGGCGTACCAAGCGCAACTGCACCTGTATTATTGATTGTAGCAAATACCATACCATCACCAGCAGTGATGGAAGTGACTGTACCAGTATTACTCGTAAATCCTGATGGATTTGATGCCAAGTAAAATGCGGAAGCGTGTTGGCCATCCAACAAGTCGGCATCAAGTCCTGATCCTGTACCATCGTTGCCAGCGTGCCAAACCAAATTACCGTCTATCGCTAAAGTAGCGCCACCAGCATTCGAAGTAAACACCATTGTCCTGGTGCTCGATGCGGATTGTACTGTCCACACCATCGCCGAACCTGCGTTGTCGGTGTTTGTGTAGTAAGTGTGATATTCATCACCATTGACAAACATTCGAACTTGTTCGTTCGTAGCTGCAAACCGACGAAGTGTGATTGTTTGCGTACCAGTATTGGTATTGTTGATTATTAACGAACCTGTGTGGTTAGCCAAATCGAGATAGTATGATCCTGGCTGTCCATTAAGGGTGGTCGCGTCGGTGCTCTCTGTGAATGTCTCCCAGGCGATTCCTGTCCAGACATACAGCTCTGTTAAATCGGTGCGATAAAATAGTTCGCCGGCGATGGTGGCAGCGGGGAATGCTGTTCCACTCGGAACAGTTAAATTGATAAACTGGGAACCTTCAGCGAGTTCCGGTCTATAGATTTTCATTCAAACAACCTCATCCCAATATTTACCTTTTTTGACCGGTTACTCAGACAGTGGTGGTGTGTACTATATTTATCCACATTGATGTTAACATAAATACCAAATATGTTGATTTCTCAGCTTTTACAACGACCAATCTGCCCCGATCTGTACGCAATCAGCGAACAGTGCTCGAACTTTATCGAAGAATCGATGGGACGACCATTGTTTAAATCATTGCCTAGCCATTATTCTGATATTCAGAAAGTTAAAGCGCGGCGCAGGAATATAAAGAATAACTTCGCTGATACCTTCAATGAAGCGTTTGCTTCACATGTTGATAGTCTGTGCCAGCGTGCAATATATGCTTATAGTCTAAGCACGATTGAAGAGGCTGCTGATGGATTTGACCCATTTTATGTTTTTCCAATCAACGGTTATCGATACCTATATTCGACTGAGGTTGAGAGTTCGTCAGATGACTACAAACAAGTATTTGAAATGATGTTTGATCAGTTTGGTGCCGATAAAGGCAAAGAAGTGATTGCAGACCTAATCAAGTTCTCTTATAATTCTGACAATTTAGTGGAAGGGATTGATAGGGGGTCGGAAATTATATTCTACGACATTCCATTTTACTATGCTGTTAGAGTTGATTCTTCACCAGATTACAACGACTTGTTGACACAACTATCCAAGAACAAGTAAGCTAATACATTATATTAGGGGATAATGTATGTCTTGGGTCGCTGTTGAATATTTTGTAATGCGCCTTACGCTTGAGCGTAGCTGGCAAGAAGCTATGAGGTGGTTAGCCACCGCCTCTATTATGACCAGCGCACTTGTCATATCGTTTTCTATCCCTCTTTCTACACAAGTATTGCCGTTTTCTGGGTTTTTGCTTGGTCATGTGTTGTGGGTTTTAGTCGGAGTAATTCAACGAGATAAACCAATAATTGCGTTGAATGCTTTTTTCATACCCATTGACCTTTTTGCAATGTATATCCGTCTATAAATAACATATCAGGAGAATCAAATGTCAGACACCGTAGTATATAAATTAGTCACTGGACAAGAAGTCATCGGCCGCCGAGTCGCTCGCCCATCAACTCTTTCAATCCTAAATGAACAGGTTGGTGATGCTCCATCTGATGGGAATGTATACCTGGAAGATGTGCGTGCACTTGAGTACGCATTTGCTGGGCCCGGACAACTACAAATGGGATTGGCTCCCTTCGCTGTTAGTGCGTTGAGTGGTGTGGTTGCTATTAAGGAATCGGCGATTATTGCTACACCCGACCCGGACCACATTCCCAAAGCCATACTTGATGCGTACATCAAGGAAGTTTCGGGTATTGAGATAGCCGGAGCCGGTTCACTACCGGGGGCTAACCAGTAATGGCAATAGTGATTTACCGTTGTGATACCTGCCGTCGCGAGGTTGAGCTTATTGAGAACAAGCATGGATTGGAAACAATTCAACGCTGTGTCATAACTCACGGATGTCGAGGCAAGTTATTTCAGGTAAATCGATTAGAAGATTTCTCCAGAGCGAGTATTCCAGCCGAAGTTGGTGGATTAGACGATTGGATTCCTCGTAGGGTGCTGTTCAACCACACCCAGACTATTGAAAATACAGTATGGATTATTAACCACAATTTGGGTACATTCCCATCTGTTTCTGTTTTTGTGGATAGGCCAACGACCGAAGATCCTGATAACAGAGAAGAGATAACTCCATCCGATATCCAAATAGTCAACACTAACACAATCTTGTTGGTGTTCGATCGTCCAAGGTCGGGAATAGCTCAGCTAGTTGCTCGATCATCTGATCCACAACTATATAACCCTGTAACAACGGCTACAACCACACAGGTAGTCCCAATTCAAATAACAAATTCGTCTCAGTTGGTTATTGCAACTAAGGTGAAGCCAGAATTTAATGTTCCTTCAATCAACATTCGATTAAATTTCTTGTCCAGTTCTGGAGGAAGCACCTTACTGGATTTCACTGCTGGTGGCTCAGCAAGTGATGTTACTGCCTGGGGTAATGCGGACCGTGTTGTAATCAAGGGTAAAGTATATCAGGTTAGAAGCATGTTGGCTCTAACTGAAGAAACAACGTTTGGTACGATAGCCAATGGTACAAACTTTAGATTCGAAGGATTTGATTTTGACGGTAGTTTGAATTTCAACCCAGTAGCATCTGGGGAGATTTACATTTTATTGTCGTCCTCCCCGTATGCTAGTGTTGATAAAACCCTCGATCAGGTGATTGATGTAACTTCTGTCACCAGTACACTAAACCCATTTGCGTTCTACTATGACACTGGTGAGTTGTTTGCATCCTCTGCCATTGCTCAGTCAGTGTTCCCGTCGGTTAGAGTGTTATAACGTTGACAACCCAAAACGGAATACCGTATGATGCATCATTGATTGCATCGTCTTAACACTTTTAAGGTTTAAATGGATAGCAAAAAGCAAAAAATACTAATCGAGTACTTGATCTCTTCTCCGGATACTTTTGGTTTGTGTCAGGGGATTGTCAAGTCAAACTACTTTGACCCAGAGTTCCGTAATGCTGTAACTTTTATCAAGCAGTATTACGAGAAGTACAGCACTACACCAAAGCCAGAGCAAGTCGAGGCTGAGACTGGAGTGGATCTTAAGTTTAGGCAGATCACTCCAGATGAAATTGAATATTGCACAACGGAAATTGAAGGATTTTGCAAGAAGCAGGCTTTAACCCAAGCAATTCTCGCGTCTCCTGATTTGCTTAATAAAGGCGATTTTGGTACTATTGAAAAGAATATCAAAGAGGCAATCCTCGTATCACTAAATCGCGATCTTGGGTTGAGCTATTTTGGTTCCGTTAACGAACGACTAGCTAGTATGTTGAAGGATGATCCAACCGAACCAACGGGGTGGACAGCAGTAGATGAGTTACTGTATGGTGGGATTTCGCGCCAAGAGCTAATTCTATTCTCCGCAAATAGTGGTGGTGGTAAGTCCATTACGTTAGCCAACTTGGCATATAATTTCACTAAGCGTGGGCGTGATGTGTTGTACCTATCGCTTGAGCTATCGGAAAAAATCGTGGCGCAACGGTTCGATACAATGTTCACCGGAATCGGACGCAAGGATTGGAAAAATCATGTTAGTGAGATCGCCACGAAGGTTGAGGGCGAGAAGGACCAGGGCGTCGGTAACTTGGTAATCAAGTACATGGCGACAGGAACTCAAGCCAACGCCATTCGAGCTTATCTGAAAGAATATTACCTACACAACGGTCATTACCCAGATATGCTGGTGGTAGACTATATGGATAAAATGAGTCCCAACGAGGCCGTATCGGCTGATAATGTATGGGAGAAGGACAAGCGATGTGCTGAGCAGCTACGTCAGCTTGGTGTAGATTTTAATATGTTCGTTGCTACAGCATCTCAGTTGAACCGAGAGGCAGTAAAGGCAACCAGACACGATCATAGTCACATCGCCGGTGGTATCAGCAAGATTAACGAGTCCGATATATACATTTCTCTGACGATGAACGAGAGAATGAGAGCTGAGGGTGAGATCATGTTTGATTTACAGAAGACCCGAAATAGCGAAGGTGTTGGACATAAAGTATTCCTTAAATGGAATGGAAAGAATTTGAGAATTACCGACAAGGATCCATCAGATCCGGACTCAAATTCGGCAATTATGTTTGTTAAGCGATCATCGTCTAAGACGGTTGAGAACATCATAGATACACCCAGTGGTGATGGTCTATTAGACATGCTACCGACAGATTAATCATATTACATAAAGGAGAAAATGAGATGGCACAGGTGAAAGACATTACGGTAATCAACGTAGACGGCAAGACATACGCGGTCGATACCACATCAGAAGCTGTACAGGAATTGGTTGAATTGTATAACAAGTTCAACCGCCGTGCAGCTGACATTCAAGACGATTTGACAATGGCGGTTGCAGCAAGGGAGCAGATTGCTCAGCAGATTAACTTCCAACTTCGCAGAGAAGAACAGGAAGCAGCTGATAAGGCAGCAGCTGAAATGCCACCAGCAACAGAAGACGAATGAGGTAATATCATGGCACAACCATACGAAATAACAAATATTAGGTACACCAAAAGGGAGTCAGACGAGACTACTACTCGTACCATTATCCCTACCTTCATTCCATCTGACGCAATGAAAGCAATTGATGTGTCTGGGATGACAGAGGAAGAACAGTCTGAACTCTTGGGATTATTGCAGGAGTATTCAGAGTACTATAAGTTAGCTGCGAAGCGGATTTATTCGTTCGATGATTGGATTTCTCATACAACTGGGTTATCGGAAAGTGCTCGTCCAGCCGTTAAGTGGCGAACATTTTTGTTGTCAAACACCGAGTTTTTGGATTAATTCCTGACCTCTTGTTGCAATAAAATGCCTCCTCGTGAGGCATTTTTTGTTGGTGATGAAAGACTTAAAGCCATAAATAGATCAACAAACCGCACATTAAGGAAAATGCTATGTCATTATTGAAACAAGTTGTTAAGGAAATGGCTGTAACTGGCGCTCACGCCGTTGCTGTTGCACCTGGTGGATTGTTCGGGGGTGGTGATATGTACAACCCATACCTGAGCAAGAAGAAGAGAAAAAAGGGTAAAATGCTACGTCGAGTGATTCCCCATGCAATCAACGTGCAGGAGTCGACCCGGCTGAGTGAGTCCCTTGGATTGTCCACCGACGAGACCAATTTCAATGCGGCCGATGTGGTATCCAAGCTTGATGCCGCCGAGAAGAAGGTTAAGGCCGAAGATGACACCGTTTCGTTTGGTCTAGAAGACGAAGACGGTCAGTTGGTGCGGGTGTATGTTCGTTCCGAACAGGCTCAGGAATTTGAGATGGCTCTAGCATCCATGTTAGGTGCCGCCGACGAAAACGACGATAACGTTAATAGCTCTCTGGAGATTGCTGAAGTGTTGTTTGACCTCAAAAATCGATTTGAAATTGTCGATGTGGATTGGGGCGATATTGAGGCAGATGAGGAAGAAGAGCAGGAAGTTGAAGGCGACGAGGCGGACCTCGAGGGTGGCGAAGAAGGTGATATGGATGCCGAAATGCAGGCTCCCGATGGCGAGATGGGTGAGCTTGGTGATGAGATGGGCGGCGATATGATGGGCGGCATGGGCGGCGAAGATGAGGATATGAAATCCACCCTTCAGCAGGTCATCGACATGCTTAAGTCAAATGCAGAGGCTCAGAAGGCTGAGGCTGAGGCAAAGGCCGCAGAGGCAAAGGCAAAAGAGGCTGAATTTGCGGCAAAGGCCGCAGAGGCAAAGATTAAGCAAGAAGAGCAAGTTCTTGATATGGAAGCATATTACAAGAAGAAGCAGGACCAAGAAAAGGAAGCAAAGCGGTTGGCTAAACTAGCCAAGTTTAAGCACGACCAGGCTGCTGACGCGGAGAGTTCTCTGTCATCGTCTAGTTATTCATTTGAGTCTGTTGAACTAACAAAGAGTGAGGAAGACGAAGAAGATGTTTTAACTCCTCTTGAGATTGCTCGTTTGATTTTCCACAACTTGCAGGCAAGAAACTAATGAATAAGCCAACATTCAAACAATTCTTATCAGAAATTATGGTCGATGTTGATCCTGAGGCAACTGCATCCCAGCAGTTGCTCGATGTGCGTCAGAAGCAGATGATGGCAAAGAAGGATCCGCAACGAGTTCGTCGAGAAGAGATTCAAAAAGCCAAGGAGCAAAAGGCAGCAGCAAATGTGTCAACAGAGCCAACAGCGGCACTGGAGAAACAGATTGCTGCAAAAAAAGAAGAGTTATTTAGAATGCAGCAGCGTTTGGACCAGATGAAGAAATCACAACCTGCATCCACCGAATAAGGAAACATAGTTATGGATATGAAGAAACTGTTGGAACTTGCAGGCGTTGATGCTCATGTAGCACAAGAAAAGAAGCTATTCGAGGATGACGTGTGTCCAGCCCTAAAGAAGCTGATGTCTTTCTGTGATAAGCAAAACGAGCCTGTTTATAGCGACATTAAGAAATGTGCACAGGAGTTGTGTGATAAGTTGACAAGTCATTTGGATCGTTACAAGAAGTAATTCGTTGTAATCTGTCCAAATTTGGTGTATAAATACCAAATGACTTTCAATCACGTTGATCACCCTCCCCTTCCCACCTTAACACGGCAACAGGACGCTTCTGGTAAGCGTTGGTATGTCACTCCTGATGGTAATAAGTATCCATCCGTCACCACCGTTCTTGGATATCAAGAGAAGCCGTGGTTGAAGGACTGGAGAACAATGCTTGGTGATAAGAAAGCAGACCAAGAACAAAAAAGAACAGCCGAACGAGGAACAGCCGTTCACGAGTTGGTTGAGAAATACCTTCGCAATGACCCATATCCTGACTTTACGAGAGGGTACAAGCCAGAATACATTGCGGGGTTCAACCAGCTCAAACTTTACTTGAATAAAATCGATAACATTCGAACACAAGAAGCATATTTGTATAGTGATACTTTGAAGTTAGCCGGGACGGTTGATTGCGTAGCGGAATACAATAACACCCTGTGTATTGTTGATTTTAAGACATCAAACAACAATAAAGACAAGAGTATGGTCCAGGATTATTTTCTTCAATGCACCGCTTACGCCATAATGTGGCATGAGTTAACCGAAGAACCCATTGAAAACATTACCATTCTGATGTCCGTAGAGCGCGGCATCGTTCCTCTTGTATTCCAAGACAACATAGATAAATATGTCAAGCCATTGCTGGAACGCACCAGAGAATTTTACGAGGGGCAAGACAAATGAATAGTTATGAGTCGTTGGATCAACTTAAATCCGCTTTTGTAGCCGGGAAAGTTCCGTTTCCTGATAGCATTATGGTGGGTGGGCTAGAATATAGGCTGAGAGGATCCTCTGAATTCTCTTTTGACGAGATGGTAATCAAGGGATACAATGGAATCATCATTTACAGTTGTGGACTACATCATCGAGATGAAGCTCTTGCTGTTGGATTAGATGTATGGTTGTTGTTCGTTTGGAGTTTTGACCAAAACAAGGTCATGCAACCGACCGATGTTCGCCCAACAACACAGCAACGATCCCAATCAACAATGAGAGAAGATATAACCGAAGCAAATAAACCATCGCAGGATAATCTGATTGGTGACAAAGTAACGGTTAAGTTTACCACGCTACCGGGAACAAACCCACTGAAGGGCAAGGTTGATACTGGCGCGGAAATCTCTTCTTTGCACGTAGATAATTGGGCTATAAACGGAAACAAAGTGCAGTTCGTTTCTTCTGCACTATCGCCAAATACCATTACAATGACTTTACACGACCACCAGGCCGTAAAGTCTGTTAATGGTATTCAGTATCGTCCAGTTGTTGAATTAAATGTTAGAATTAACGATCGCTTGATATCTGGTGTTTTGTTTAATCTAACGGATCGTAGCTCTATGGAGTACCCTGTTTTGATTGGACAGAACGCACTTGAGCGTGGTAAGTTCTTGATTGATCCATCCATTCGCGAAGACGAAGAGTTGGAAGAAATCGATTGGGCGTTGTTGCATGAAGAGGTGGCTGACGTTGTCCCTGCTCCAACAAACGAGTATAATCCCGAGAAGATTCAAGAAGTGTATAATATACTAAAGGATAATAATATTTCGTTTAATGATCTGATTCGTCACATTAAGACCGAAGTGGCCAGCTCATACGAAACTATCAAATACTAAAAATGGCTACACCAAAATCTCCCTTCATGGTTTTTCAGGAGTTCCTGTCACCCAAACTTTGTGAAAGTATTATTGGGGACCTAGGGTTTTATACCCCTGACTTGAATTCAGAAGGTGACCCAGTAATGATGATGCGCGCTCATGAAAAATCCGAGCACGCAATATACAGTCGTTTTCAGCCCCTAATCCCGAAAATAGAAAAACACTACGATTTTCATCATCGTGGAACTGAATCCATCATGTTTGAGTATTATTCCGAAGGTGTTGAACCTGTTCCGCATTGTGAGAATAGTGAGTGGATTAAGAAGAAGTGGGTGCGGACACGAGATCGTGATTTTACCTGCATTCTATTCTTCAATACCTTTCAAGATCAAGTTCCATACGACAATGATTATGAGGTGTATGGAGGCAAGGTGGAGTTCCCTCAGCACGGCTTTGGTTTTAACCCAGAACGCGGTACTCTAATTGTGTTTCCGAGCGGGCCACACTTTATAAATGCAACGAACGATATCATCGCAGGTGAGCTAATTATGGCTAGATTTCACCTTGCCGCAAGCATGCCATACCTGTACGACCCATCTAAATTCCCTGGTGATTTTAGGTCCTGGTTCGCCGGTTATTTCTAACATACATAGTTGTCATATTCCTTTGGCTGATGTAAACTTACATCGCTAATAACCATAATTTAGAATAAGGAGACTACTATGTCGTTTGATATCCCGTCCAGTCCTGCTGATAGGCAGAAGTTCAAGCTAATGCTCGTTGAGATGACCAAGGCGCTACAGCGTATCGATCTTGAAAGAGAGTCACTCAAGGAAATTGCTAACTCCGCACAGGAGCAATTCTCAATCAAGAAGAAGCTAGTATCCAAGTTGGCGCGTACTATGTATAAGCACAACTATGCTGATCTGCAGGCTGAAAATGAGCATTTCGAAACCCTGTACGAGACCCTCGTTGAAGGTAAGAAAGACGAAGAGTAAAGTAGAAGTATGAGTTATATTTCTGCAATTAGAAAAGGTGACGAAGTTCTTGTTTGGGAACGGACAGAGGCGGGGCGGGATATAAAGATATATCCAGCTCCCTTCTACTTTTATGTACCGGATAAGAAGGGTGAGTTTGTTAGCATATATGGGGACAAACTCACCAGATTTGATTTCTCCACATCTCGTGAGTTTTATCAAGCAAAAAGCGAGTGCGACAGCAACAACGTTAAGCGGTTTGAGTCGGACATTCCACCCGAACTCAAGGTTCTATCTGAAAACTACTACAACGTACCGGCTCCCAATCTCAACATAACTCTTCTCGACATTGAGGTAGATTATCGGTCTGAACTTGGGTTTGCTTCCATAGAAAATCCATACGCGCCAATCAACTCAGTCGCGATGTACCACATGTGGTCACAAAGAATGATCGTGTATGCTGTTCCTCCTGAGAACCTGGATGTAAAATCACTAGGCACTACCGAGGATATGCTCAAACGATTGGATGAGATCGCGCCGCTTCCCGACGATGTACAAGTCGAGCTTGTGTTGTGTAAGGATGAGCGCGAGCTGCTGATGTATTTGCTATCTGAGATTGAAGATAGCGACATTCTTAGTGGATGGAACAGTGACTTCTTTGACGTTCCATATATCGGAAAACGATTATTAAACCTCGGAAAGAAGTACTTCCGAATGCTATCGTTTGATATGGCTGATGAACCACGCTGGAGAGAGGTAGAGTTGATGGGGCGTCAATCTACGACTCTCGATTTGTCGGGTCGAGTTCGGCTCGATATGATGGATTTGTTCAAGAAGTATGAGGCGGCCCTTCGGCCTTCATATAAGTTAGAATCGGTGGCAGCTGAAATTCTTCCAGACCTTCCCAAGTTGGAATATGAAGGATCGTTAGCATCTCTATACCGAACTGACTTTTTGTGGTTTGTTCGATACAACCTTCGAGACACCGAGATTCTAAAGGGATTCGAAGACCGGCTTGGTTACATCGACCTAGCCAATCAAATGTGTCACTTATCCACAGCTCTGTTCCAGCACGTTGCTGGAACATTGAAGCTGGCAGAATATGCAACAATTAATTATTGTCACCACGAGTTGGGTGGACTGATCGTTAATGATCTCCAACCACCAGATATCGACAAATCGATTCAAGGTGCATTTGTGTTAACACCAAAGGTTGGTATGCACGAATGGATTGGATCGATTGACATCAATTCCCTATACCCGTCGTCTATTCGGTCTATCAACATTAGCAAGGAAACGATTGTTGGTCAATTCACCAACGATGGTGATGATGTGGAATCCATCGGCCAGGAGTCTGATGAGATATTAACTCTTGTATACGAAAGCGGAGAGAGCGAACAACGTACCGCCCAAGAGTGGAGATCGTTTCTAAAGGAAAGTAAGTGGGCGGTTAGTGGTTACGGGACGGTGTTTGATCAGAATAAGCAAGGAGTTATTCCGGCAGTTCTTGAAGACTGGTACGCCACCCGTAAGAAGTACCAAAAACTAAAAGCTGAACACGCACACGACAAGCTGAAAGAAACTTATTACGATAAACTCCAGTATGTGTATAAGATTAAACTGAATTCGTTCTATGGTGCATTATCTAATCTGTATTTCCGTTTCTATGATTTGCGGATGGGCGAAAGTACAACCGGAACTGGCCGCATGATTCTTAAGCATCAGTGTGCAAAAACAAACGAGATTCTTACTGGTGAGTATGATGTCACTGGAGATGCGATCATATATGGTGATACGGACTCGACATACTTCGAAACCTTTGCAGGAAACAAGGATGAAGCTCTACTGATAGCAGATCGGGTTGCTGATTTAGTTAATGAATCATTTCCAGAATTTATGCGAGAGACATTCCTTTGTAATAATGGGTTTGATGATATCATCAAAGCTGGTAGGGAAATCGTTTCCGATCGAGGAATATTCGTCGATAAGAAACGATATATTTTGCACTTGATTGATTTGGACGGCCGCCCAGTTGATAAACTCAAGGTAATGGGACTGGATACCAAGAAAACTACTCTACCTACTTGGATCGCCACAAAGCTCAATGGGTTTATTGAGCGACATCTTAAGGGCGAGGAGTGGGATGTTATTAAGCAAGATATTGTCGACTTTAAAGACTATATCGAAACAACAGATGACATCATGTCCATTGGATTACCTAAAGGTGTCAAAGGTGTCGAAAAGTACACAACGGATCTTCGCGTACACGGCGAAGGTGCTCGTTTGCCGGGCCATGTCGCAGCTAGCATCTTTTATAATTTGTGCCTTGAGAAGTTTAACGACAAGGAGAGTGTTCCGATATATTCGGGCATGAAGATCAAAGTGTTCTATCTGAAGAAGAAGGTTAATCGGTTTAAAGCGATCGCCATTCCTGTGGATATTGAACAGGTACCTTCGTGGTTCTTTGAGCGATTTGAAATTGATCGCGAGGCGCACATCAAGCGTTTGGTCGATAAGCCGCTACAGAACATACTCAAGGCAATTGATCAGCAAGTACCATCCAAACAGAGCATGTTGGCTGATTCTTTCTTGGAGTTCTGATGAAACTTTACACCTCAAATTATGCTCGTAATCACGATCATCCCAATGCCGTTGGTATAAGCATCGTGCCACCAACGTGGTACAAGGGTAAAGGATATCCCAAACTTGCCCCAACCTGGGAGATGGTTAAAGATTACAAAAATGGGGTAATTGATGAGGCTGAGTATACAAGAAAGTATCTCAAGATTCTGGAAAAATTAAACCCAATGACGGTCGCTACGATCTTGGGGGATGGAGCCGTTATGCTGTGCTACGAAAGTCCAAATGAGTTCTGCCACCGACATATTGTAGCCGTGTGGATGGAGCAAGCTGGAATTGAGGTTGAGGAGTTAGCAGACGATGACCCTCCTAGAAACGTTGAAGATTTTATTGAACTTTAGTATAATCAGCCATTACATGGAGATTCTGTATGAACCTGGACCTTAAAACAATCAAATATATTCAGGATGTCGTTCGGGCATGTCGCCTCGTTGGGGTTGATGGTGTCATTATCGAACCAGGCATCGTTAGGGGGATGGACGACAACCGAAGCGTTGTCGTTTTTATGAACGAAGATGTTCCTGATATGCCATTTGGTTCAATCGGACTGTCACGTCTTGCTGTATTTCAATCACGGTTGGATATCATCAAGGTACAAGATAAATTTACAATTGATGCGACGATCAAGGATGGTACCGAATACGTTCAGACGTTAACTATGAAAGCCAAAGGAACAAAGATTGACTATCGTTGCATGAATCCTTCGAACTTATCCGCTCCCAAGAAATTGAACGATGTTATGATGCATAGAGTCAAGCTTGGTGGCGATACTGTTGGTATGATGCAGAAGGCTATGTCAGCCATGAGCGCTGATGTTGTTACTTTTATTAGTAACTCCGAGGGTGTGTCGTTTGAGCTCGTTGATGTTAACAAAGACGTGTTTAAACACACGTTTACAGACGATGTTGAGCCACTCGACGATGGTAACGGCACAAATTTTGCATATAGATACCCTATAAAGACTATTATTTCGTTGTTTAAGGAAGAACCAAACGGTAGCTTCGAAGTAGGAGCAAGGGGCCTGCTAAAATTTACAATCGATGGCGTTGACATTTACGTCCTACCTCTTGCGTAATGGAGAATACAATGAGTACAGATAACATATCACCTGATGTCATTGCAGCCCTCAAGGCTCAGATTCTTGAGGAGCTAAAAGACGAAGATACAAAGCGGCGTGAAGCGTTGCTAGCCAAGAGAGAGCAAGAGAAAAAAGCTCGTGAATCCTATGTTGAAAGAATGAAAGAATCCACTGATCCTTGGGTGGACATTCAAGGATTCGTTCAGACAGAGTCTGGAGTGAAGGTAGAGCTTGAATGGAACGATGCTTTTGTTGATTATCTCCGCCAGAGTGGAATATCTGGTGCGGATGATGATGCTGTTGTACAAAAGTGGATTACTCTACTTCTTCGTGATATGGCAGATAGAATGGAAGGTACTACTTCAGAAAAAGGTCTTGGAGAATATGTTTAATCGTTATCTTGTGCTTGATATTTCAAACTTGCTTTATCGTACCTTCTTCGCTCATAAAGGCGAAGAAGATATTACGGTAGCAGGACTTGCTCATCATATGGCTCTTGCAACGCTGAACAAGCATTTTCGGGAGTTTAAGCCACATAAGGTAATTATGTGCTTTGATAGAAAGAGCTGGAGAAAAGAATATACAGCTTCGGATGAATGTATTTCCAAAAGACCATACAAAGGCAATCGCCGCCAAAAAATGACTCCAGCTGATAAAGCAAAATACCAGTTATTTCTTGAACACCTAAACGACTTTGAAGAATTGATGAGAGACCACACGTCGGTCGTTACGCTGGCGGGCGATGGTCTTGAGGCAGACGATATCGTGGCTGGTTTCGTTCAAGTATATTCGATGGATGAAGATAATGAAATCGTTATTGTTAGTAGCGATAAGGACATGATTCAATTGTTAGGATATCCCAACGTTCGGTTAGTTGATCCTGCCACCGGCAAAGATCGAACACTAGAAGAGTGGAACGGTGATGCTGAATACTTTCTATTTGAAAAGTGCTTGCGAGGGGATCTTGGTGATAATGTAATGAGTGCGTTTCCTCGCGTCCGATCAACAAGAATCAAGAAAGCCTACGCGGACGATCTTGAACGAGTAAACTTGATGGAAGAAACTTGGACCAATCCTGATGGGCAGACGTTCGTGGTGAAGGAAGTATTCAAGGAGAATCAAAAATTGATGGATCTTAGAATGCAACCTGATGATATCCAGAGAGCCATCATTCAAACTGTAATTGATGGGATGAAAGATCCTGGTACTTTTTCATACTTCCATTTTATGAAGTTTCTTGGTAAGTATGAGCTCAAAAAGTTAGCTGATCAAGCTGACAATTTTGTCCAAATGCTCAGTCGATAATATCATCTACTTTGGGTGGAGGCGGTGTCGCCACTGGTTTGGTTGGCCAAGTGTGTGCACCATTTGACCAGTTACGTCCAGTGTTCGCATAGAAACCAAACACACCTGCCGAAATACCAATCACCGCTGTGAGAAGAGCTGTGTGTTGCGTGCCAGGGAGATCAACTACACATTCTGCAATCTTTTGAGCAGCTTCGGAACCAATGGCCTCAACACAAGCCTCTATCACATATGGCTTCAACCCCATGTACCAATGTATCATGTATGCTAGCAAGTAACCATACGCCGTTACCATAGCTCTTGGCACAATACGCCAGGCATCAACAGCTTCTGCTGCTGCAAGATGCATCAATCTCCACTTATTGATATCCACCTGAACTCTCCCGTTGATACTTTCATAAATATTTATGGAAAGCACCAAAAAATAAAGGGGTTACAGGAGATGAGTTGGAAACAGGTAGCAAGAATAACAACAGATTATGTCGTTCATCAAAGACAGAGGCCCATCATACCAGGTGAATCGATTAACGTATTTGCGGGAGCTGGTAGCGCTGCATCGCTTGCATATAT